ATTTAGCGCTGCGCCAGATTGAGTACGAGTGTTTTCGACCGTTTTGGCTGAGTTCCGAAGCTGAGCTGGCCTGGCTCCTCTTGATTTGCAACTCCGTTATTCGCCACGTGGAATTGTCGCCTGGTGATGAATACGGCAATTTGGTCATTCCGTCGATGAGATATTCGGGTGAGCCCGGTACCTCAATCGGCAATGGACTGATCAACTTGTTCGTGTGGTGGAGTTGCCCTGATCGAGGACAATGCGGGTTTGCTTTGGCTGAGGGTGACGACGGCTTCGTGTCGGCGATTAAGCCGTACGACTTGGCCGGTCATGCCCGAAGGTTAGGGTTGGACATGAAGATCGATTGGCATGACGATCCGACGGAAGTGAAATTTTGTGGACGGTACCTAGTGCGGTTGGCTACGCCGGGGCTGTGCCACGTCTCGTTCGCTGATATTCGACGGCAACTTGACAAGTTTCACATTTGTTTTACAAACACCACTGATGACCGTGACGCTTTGTTGCGCGGCAAGTGCCTGGCGAGTCTGGCGCTTGACCACACTACCCCTGGGGTGGCGTGGACGGCGTACGCGCATTTACAGCGATTGGGTAAGGGTCCGGTGGTGTATTCGGAGGCTGATCGATTTAGGTTGGAACTGGCTGGCGTTGGCTCGGGATATGTGGCCCCGCGACCCTGCCTCAATAGCGCTCATTACCAGGGGGTAAAGGCACAGGGACTTGATCCTGACGCCTTGGGTGAGTTTGACCGACACATGGAGATGTGGGGTCTGGGCGTGACGGAGGTGAAGCCGAAGATGCAGTTTCCGACAAACAACGTGAAGGTGGACGTGGATGTTACGTCCGTCGTGGCGCGTTGTTGAAAGGTGGAATATATGTATGGGGCGCGCTCGGGGAAGATATGCTATGTCAAAGAACAAGAAAGCAAATAATGCGATGCCTAAGGGCAAGAAGGCGAAGAGCAAGAATGTGCCGAAGACTACACCACGTGGAGAAAGTATTGCCGTGGTGCAGAAAGCCGGACCGAGGATTCCGAGGACGACTCAGATGGGCAATGGAACAGTGGTCACGCATACGGAAACGTATGGTGTCAATGTTACTGGTTCCGATCCGTTTAACGTCTTCGCTACTTGGGCTATACAGCCCGGTATCAAATCCTTCAGTCGAGGATCACCACTCGGTCAATGGCTTCCTGAGATCGCTCAGAACTTCGACAATTATGAGATTGAGCACCTTCGCTTCAAATTTCGGACTGCGTGTTCGACGCTAACCACCGGATTGGCTGTGTTTGGTTTTGAGCCTAACCCGGAGGGGACTACTCCCGCGACCTACCAGGAGTTGAGGAACATGTACTCTGTCGACGGCAGTGTGCACGCGAACCTTACTTTTGATGTGTCACCGAAAGTGCGGCGCAAGCTGCTCATTCGGAAGACGGCTGTGGTCAATTTGCCTTCATATGATGCTGGCAAGGTGTATTTTGGGACTATTGGCGTGACCGGCAACGCCCTTATCGGGTTTGTCGATGTGGAATATCGCATTCGTCTCATGAATCCCCAATCGAGCGTCACTACTAGTGATTTAGTTCCCTTGAACAACCAGCTGCCGTTCCCTGTCCAGCGATGGATTTGGGACGGAGCTTCCATGCCCGCGGTCGATTGCGCGGTCAACTGCTTTGAAGCTTGTGAACGGTTTATTGGGCCCGCGACATTTTCGGGGGCCCCTTTGTTCACTCGCGGATTGCGGTCGGTCGCGTCGTTGGCTAGCACGATTGACAGTGGTATTTTCACCACTGCTGGCTTCAGCGGTAATGCCTTCGTGGCTGCCGTTGGGGGTCGGTACCGCATCAGGTTTTCACCTCGATGGGATTGGCAGGACTTGAAGATGTTTGCGGTTGTGCCGTTCTCTTCAGCTAATGCCGCCACCACGATGACGCGGTGTCAGTATCAGGTGTTGGACTCCATTACGGCTGGATCATATACCACGTTGCCTTGTAACATCTATGCGCACCGTGGTTTCACAGGGACTGTCACTGGCGACCCAAATCCCGG